GGAGGCAAAATCATGGGTGAGTTCCATGGACTTGACGGCATGGAGGACGCCGGAATCATCAAGGGCCCGCAGGAAAAAGCGACCGAGAAGTTCATCAGCCGGTTCAGGGAGGGCAAGGCCGACAACGCTATGGCCGACTTCCTCTATTCCAGCATGCTGAGCATCGCCAGGAACATCGACGCGCAGAACAATCGCGGCCGTGAAATCAGCCGCAACATGACCTCGCTGCTCGGCTACATCCAGCAGCTCGAAAGCCTCTACCCCGCCGAAGCCCACAGCGACGGCAAGCTGGAGGAACTCATGGCGGCGATGGCGAAATGAGCACCAGACCAACCCCCAGCCTCAAACCACGCTACGCGACCCCGCGCAATCCCGCCCGACCGAGCGACGGAGGCAAGGAAGCCCGGATAGCCGAGGCGTTGGGGACCCCGTTCCTGCCATGGCAGCGCATGGTGTCCGACGTGTTCGGTGAAATCGACCCCGACACCGGCACCTACTACTACGACACCCTCGTGCTCACCGTGCAACGGCAGGCGGGAAAGACCACGCGCGAACGCGCCACCGAGACCCGCAACGCCTTGTGGGGGCCGAACCGGCGCGTCTGGTATCTGGCCCAGACCGGCAAGGACGCCTCGCAGCAGTTCCGCGAATACATCACCGGCTTCGACAAATCGCCGTTGGCTCCGCTGGCCGCTTCCAAGCGCATGAGCAACGGCAGCATGTGCCTCACGTTGAAGAACGGCAGCACGATACAGCCGGGCGGCACCACCGACAGCGGTGGCCACGGCTTCCAGGGCGACTCCCTGACCTTGGACGAGTGCTGGGCGTTGCCCGCAGACAAGGCCAAAGCGATCCTAGACGGCTTCCTCCCAACCACCACCACAAGGTTGAAGCTCACCGGCGTGCGGCCACGGCTCACGTTCTGCTCTACCGAAGGCACGGCCGAGTCCACGTTTTTCAACCCGAAGCTGGACGAACTGCGCGCCATGATGGACGCGGGCGAACCCATGGGCCGCACCTGTTTCTTCGACTTCGGCATCCCCTTCGGCTCCGACCCGGAGGACTTGGACAACATCTGGGCGCATCATCCCGGAGCCGGCCACCTCTTCGACTACGACCAACTGGCCGACTTCCGCCGCCAGTTCAGCCAGGACGCGGCGGGCTGGGCCCGAGCCTTCGGAAACCTCCGGGACTCCGGCATCATCGATCGCGCCATAGATCCGCAACTGTGGCAGGACACCACCGCGCAGGCGATGGACCCGGCAGACGCCACCGGCCGCCTGTGCTTCGGCGTGGCCGTGGCCATGGGCGGCGTCGGCACCGCCATAGTCGCGTGCATCGAAACCGGCACCGTGCCGCTCTTGCAGGTCGTGGACGTGCTGCCCGGCACCGGAACCGCGCCCGAACGCCTGCGCGAATTGCAGGAACGCTACCACGCGCCCATCTGCATCGACCTGCGCGGACCCTCCGCCGCATTGGCCGACCGGCTCCGTCTGAGCTTGGACGAGTGGGGCATCCCACGCTACGAGCTCGTGGACATGAAGGCGGCGGACGCGGTGACCGCTCCGCAGGCGTTCATGAGCGCGTTGGACCAGCACGCCGTCAACCACGCGCCGGACTCCGACCTCGACCACGACGCGGGACTGGCGGGCAAGCGCATGAGCGGCGACGCATGGCTCTGGAACCGCGCGGCCGGCGTGAACGCCCCGACCATCGAGGCCGCGACCCTCGCGTTCTGGGGTCTCACCCACATGCCCGACGACACCCCGCCCGCCGTGTACTGATGGCCGCCAATGTCCGATATGGCCGCTCTGGGCCGATTTTTTTTGGCACGTCGAAACCACGGGCGGCATCATGTCCGGCATGAGCATACGAGAGATGGTGGCGAACATGTGGGGCGCAGTGAAGCGCAGCGCCAGCCGCGTGTCAAGCGTGGCGACCGCGCCGTTCCGCAGGCCCGTGGGACGCGACCCGCTGAACATGTCGGTCGTGTTCCGTGGCGTGCAGATTCTGCAAACCGCCGTTAGCGGCCTGCCCGTGCGCCAGTTGCGCCGGGGAATTGCCGTGGAGCCCGCGCGGATCGTGGAACGGCCCGACCCCGACACATGGCGCGCCGACTTCATCAGCGAAACCGTCATGGGCCTCGCGCTGAACGGCAACGCCTTCTGGCTGAGACTCAAGGGCGTGGACGGCTCCACCATCGGACTGCGCAACCTCCCGCCCGCGCTGGTGAGCGTGAGCGACGCGCGCGGCGACATCGCCAACCCAGACAAGCGCTACGGATACATGGGCCGCGAATACACGGCCGCCGACATCATCCATCTCAGATTCTTAAAGGTTCCGGGCCGTCTTCGCGGCATGGGCCCCATCGAGGCGGCACACGAGGAAATCGAGGGAGCCATCGACGCGCGCGACTACAAGTCCCGCTACTTTTCCGAGGGCACGCACCCGACCGGCATCATCAGCACCTCCAAGCCATTGAGCGACGAGGTGGCCGAGAAGGTCAAGGAAGGGTTCAAACGCAACGCAGACGACGTGAAGGTGCTCACCGGAGACCTGAAATACACCCAGCTCGCATTGAGCCCGAAGGACATGCAGTTCTTGGAGACGCAGCAGTTCGACACCACGCAGATAGCCCGACTCTTGGGCATCCCCGCGTCGCTCATGCTCGCCGCCGTGGAGGGCTCGAACCTCACCTACTCGAACATCGAGCAGGAATGGATACAGTTCGCCGACTTCACTTTGGAGGCCTACGCGCAGCCCATCGAACTCGCGTTGGGCGAGGTGCTGCCACGCGGCACCACCGTGGAGCTCGACTGGGACAGCATGCGCCGGTCGGACACCAAGACCAAGGCCGAAACCTACCAGATCCTCATAGCGTGCGGCGTGCTCACCGTTGACGAGGCACGCGGCATGGAGGGACGCCCGCCGCTTCCGGCATCACAGACCCCGGCACCATCGACCGACTTGGAGGCACAGGAATGACACAGCACAGGGAAATCGCCTACCGGGGGCTCCGCCTCCGCAAGGCCACGGAAGGCGACGGACGCACCATCGAGGGCGTGGCCGTGCCCTTCGGAGACATCTACAACGACCCGTGGGAGGGCGCGGAGACGTTCGACCGTGACACCGTTTTCGACAACTCCGACACCGCCAAGCTCTGCTACCAGCACAACGAGCTGATCGGGGCCATCACCTCGGCAGAGAACCGCGACGACGGCCTCCACATCACCGCCAGAATCGCCGACACCCAACTGGGCCGCGACGCCGTAGCCCTGATGGACGAAGGCGCTTTGGACTCCCTCAGCGTCGGCTTCGTCCCCTTGGAGGACGAACGCGACGAGAACAACGTGATCCACCGCCGCCGCGTCCGACTCATGGAGGTGAGCCTCGTGAGCTGGCCCGCCTACCAGAACGCCAAGGTCGAAAGCCACCGCAACCTCGACATGCATCCCAACGACCAGGAAAGGAACCACATGGAAAACGAAACCCTCGAAAAAGTGCGCGCGGAACAGGCCGAACAGGCCGACACCCTGCGCAGCATCCAGGCAAGCCTCGCCACCATGACCAACCGGGGCAGCTCGAACCCCGCCGCCACCTACCGTTCCTACGGCCACCTGCTCAAGCAGCTCGCCAAGGGCGACGAACAGGCCCGCAACGACTACGAGCAGATCAGCAAGCGCGACTACACGGGCGGCGTCCTCGCCGCCACCAACCCGCAGCCGGTATGGATCAGCAACACCCTGCGCATCCTCGAACAGCGCCGACGCATCACCAACCTCGTGAGCCACGCCGCCCTCCCGTCCGAAGGCGAGACGCTGAGCTACCCCATCGTCACCGAGGACACCACGCAGGTCGGCACCCAGGCCAAGGAAGGCGACTACCTGCCCTACGGCGAAATCAAGATCGGGGCACGCACCGCGACCATCGAAACCTACGGCGGCTACACGTCCCTCTCTCGACAGGCCATCGAACGCGCCAGCATCCCCTACCTCGACAAGACGCTGGAGGCGCTGGTCAAGGCCTACGCCAAGAACACCGAGGCAGCCACCCGCATCGCCCTCTACGGGGCCATCGGCGACGTGGCCGACTCCAACAAGATCGACGCGGGCAAGACGCTGGCGGCCATGACCCCCAACGACTGGCTGGACATCATCATCGACGCACGCCTTGAAGTGGAGGACCGAAACACCTCGCTCGACTTCCTCGGCGTGTCCGGCGACGTGTTCAAGGCCATCGCCCACCTGAGCGACGACGGCGACCGGTTCATGGACATCAGCGGCGGCGGCATCGACCGCCTCGGCACCATCGACACCACCGACATCACCGGCTCGCTGCTGCGCGTGCCCGTGGTGCTCATGCCCGGAGCCGACACGGGCACCGCCGCGTTCCTCGACAAGAGCGCCGTCACCGTGTGGGAGAACGGCAACAGCCCGTTCCAGCTCCAGGACGACAACGTACTCAACCTCACCAAAGACTTCAGCGTGTACGGCTACGCCGCCTTCGGCGTGACCCTGCCCGAAGGCATCCTGCCCATCAAGTTCGCCGCCGCATCCAAATGACCGAAAGGAACACAACCATGGCATCATGGAACACCCCATTGCCCAACATCCCCGAAACCGACTACGGCCCCGCGTTCGAGCCGACGATCATCGCGGCCATCAAGGAACTGCGCGCCGCCATCGACGGCCAGACCACGCCGGCCGCCCCGACCGTTGACGCGCTCGGCGGAGCCACCAGCATCGGCAAGAACATCCTGAAGGCACGCGACGCGGCTGCCGTGCGCACGCTGCTGAACGTCGCGGAGAAACCGGCCGCCTGATGGCAGACGACCCGCTACTGGACGAACTCGCAAGGCAGGCCGGAACGCTCGACACCGACGACCGGCCCGCCCTCGCCGCAAGACTCAGCGCGGCCCGCGCCTACCTCAGCCCGCACGTGGACGGCCACGGCATCCCGAAGGACGTGGTGGACGACTGCACGCTGTCGGTGGCCTTGGACCTCTGGCAGGCCAAGGACGCAAGAAACGGCATCGTCGGCATCACGGACGGCGTGGAACCGTTCCGCATCCCCACCGACCCACTCAGGACCGCATGGCCCAAACTCAGGGCGGCGGGCATCCCCGCAGGACTGGGCATCGCATGAGCCGCACCGAAGAACTCGCCGAACAGCTCGCCGAACGGATCACGGACGCAGGCCACGGCCTCATCCTCCAGGTCACCACCGACCCGACGCTGGTCAAACCATCGCCCGGCAAGGTCAGCGTGGTCATCATGCCGCCCGACCTCGCATGGAACGGCTGGGACGCTCTGGAGCCAGACGTGACGTTCAAACTGCTGGCCGTCGCAGGCACGCCGAACACCAACGCGCGCGGCTACGACCTGATCCACCAGGCCATGGACATCCTGCACCTCGCCGACGTGAACATGGCCACGGCCACGCCGGTCGGCTTCGACCTCGCGGGAGCCGGAACGCTCGCCGCCTACGAAATCACACTCAACCCCATGTAATCGAAAGGAACACAACCATGGCAGCGGTACGAACATTGGGACCCGGACGCCTCACCATCACCGACACCGGGGACGGCCGCGACTTCAGCGCCAACGTCACCAAGGTGCAACTGGTCGCGTCGAACAACACAGACGACCCCATCAACTTCCTCGACGGCTCGCAGGACACCAGCACCAGCACCGACTGGACGCTGGAGGGCACCATCGTGGACGACTTCGACACCGACAACCTCAGCGCGTGGTGCTTCGACCATTCCGGCGAGACCATGCCGTTCGAGTGGGTGCCGAACAACAAGGGCAAGATCAAGTGGACCGGCAAGGTCAACGTGAGCGCCGTGAGCATCGGCGGCGACGTGAAATCAAAGAACAGCAACGACTTCAGTTTTCCCGCGACCGAACTCGCGCACTCCGCCTACACGCCGTCCGCCGAGGTCTGAAATGGCAGCCAAAGCCGCATACGTGGTGGGACAGAAACGCTTCGTGTCCACCATGCGCAAGGCAGGCGCGGACATGAAGGAATTGAAGGAAGTCAACAGGCAGGCCGCGAACATCGCATTGCCGGCCGTCCGCTCGCTCGCGCCACGCGGCAAGACCGGACGGCTGGCCTCTTCCGTCCGCGCGGGAACCACGCAGAAGGCCGGCGTCATCCGCGCCGGACGCAAAAGCGTGCCCTACGCGGGCGTCATCAACTACGGCTGGCCCGCCAGACGCATCAAACCCCGCCTGTTCGTCAACAACGGCGTGGCCTCCACCGAGGGCGCGTGGCGGCGCCTCTACAAGCAATTCATAGACAGGACCATGAGCCAGATCAAGGGAGCATAACCATGCAGAAATTCACAGTCACCTACACGGACGGCCACACCGAGGAGATCCGCCCGACCATGCGCGCGCTCTGCCAGGCGGAGGAATACGCGCAGGCCCACAAATGGGCGGACGGCAACGCCAGCATCATCCGCAAAAGCAACTACATCATCTTCGCCGCCACGCGATTCTGCGGCCGGACCACGCTCGACTTCGACGCATGGCTGGACACCGTGGCCGACATCAGCAACGCGCAGGAAGCCGAGGACCCCGCAAACCCTACGGCCTGAGCCCGTGGCCCGACGACTCGCTGGGCCGTCTCTCGTGCCTGCTGGCCCGCTACTTCGGCGGCACCCCGTGGGAATGGAGACGGAAGGCCACAGAGGCGGACTGGGCCACGGCTCTGGAGATCCTGCAAACCGAAGCCGAGCAAATGAGGGAGGCGACCCATGGCGCATAGCGCGATCATGTCGGTGAGAATCACCGGCAACAGCGACGACGCGGTGAAGGCGTTCCAGAAGGCCACCAGCAAGGCCGCCGCGTTCGGCTCGTTCATGGGCGGCGCGGCGCTGAAAGGCGTGACCGCCCTGTGGAACAAGCTCAGCGGCTTGGGCTCCGCCGTCATGGACATGAGCGACAGCACCGACAAGTTCGTGCAGACCATGAACTTCGCCGGCATCGACACGTCCAACGTGCAGAAGGCCTCGCAGGCGGCACGCGACTACGCCGACCGCACCGTGTACGACCTCGGCACCATCCAGAACACCACCGCCCAGCTCGCGGCCAACGGCATCGGCGACTACACCGGCCTGACCGAAGCGGCCGGCAACCTGAACGCCGTGGCGGGCGGCAACGCCGACACGTTCAAGAGCGTGGCCATGATGCTCACCCAAACCGCAGGCGCGGGAAAGCTGACCACCGAGAACTGGAACCAGTTGGCCGACGCCATCCCCGGCGCGTCCGGAAAGCTCCAGGAAGCCATGCTCAAGAACGGCGCGTACACGGGCAACTTCCGCGACGCGATGGAAAAGGGCGAAATCTCGGCGGACGAGTTCAACCAGGCCATCATGCAACTGGGCATGAGCGACGTGGCCAAACAGGCCGCGTCCAGCACCCAGACCATGGAGGGCGCGCTGGGCAATCTGGAGGCCGCCGTGACCGGAGGCCTGACCGACGCGTTCAACCTGTTCAAGCCCGCCGTGACCGGAGCGCTCACCAAAGCCGCCGACAGCATCGGCCAGTTCGCCCAGACCGCCACCGGCAACCTCCAGACGTTCATCAACGCGCTCAGCCAGACCGGCGCGTTCCAGGCCGTGTCCGACACCGTGAAGGCCGTGGACGACGCGCTCGGATCCTTGGGGCAGGCGTTCGCCGACATCGCCACCGCCATCGCCCCCGGCTTGCAGGGACTGTCCGACGCGGGCGGCGTCGGCACCCAACTGGGCGAGGCGTTCAACGGCGCGGCCGGAGTCATCCAGGCGTTGGCCGACAAGCTCACCCAGTTCGGCGAATGGGTAAGCGCCAACGCGGAACCCATCGCGGGCGCTCTCGTGGCCATCGGCGGAGGCTTCGCCGCGTTCAAGGTCGCCAGCGTCATCAGCGCCGTGGTCACCGCGTTGCAGGGCTTCAGCTTCGCCGCCACCGCAGCGGAAATCGCGCAATTGGCGCTGAACGTCGCCATGAACGCCAACCCCGTGATAATCGTCGTCACCGCCATAGGCGCGCTCGTGGCCGCGCTGGTGTGGTTCTTCACCCAGACCAACATGGGCCGGCAGATATGGGCGCAGTTCACCGCGTTCATGGGCCAGTGCGTCAACAACATCATCGCCTTCTTCCAGCAGCTCCCCGGCAGGATAGCCGCGTTCTTCAGCAACGCCGCGCAGGGAGCCACCAACGCGTTCAACGGCGTGGTGACATGGTTCAGCGGTCTACCCGGCCGCATCCTGTCCGCCATCGGCAACGTGTCCGGCCTGCTCGTGAACGCCGGAAAAAGCATCATCGACGGCTTCCTCAACGGCCTGAAAAGCGCATGGGACGGCGTGACCGGCTTCGTGGGAGGCATCGCCGACTGGATCAGCTCGCACAAGGGCCCCATCAGCTACGACCGCCGCCTGCTCATCCCCCACGGCAACGCCATCATGGACGGCTTCGCCCAAGGCATCCGCACAGGCTTCGACGGAAAGGTGCGCAGCGCGATAGCGGGCGTCAACGCCACGCTGGCCTCCACGCCCATGAACGCCACCGTCAACGCCACCCGTGGCGCGGCGGCGGACCAGACCGTCGTCAACAACTACGAGGTCCACATCGACGGGCTCGTGACCGACCCGGACGGCACCGCCAAGGCCATCGAGAAACTGCTGAACGGCTACGCGAAACGGAGGGGCCGCGCATGAGGCAACCCGTCATGTACATAGACACCGGCGGCGGCTACGTCAACGTCACCGGCCACGCGGGAGCCACGGCCGGACTCGCCGGCTTCACCATCGAGTGGGGCACCGACAAGCTGGACGAACAGCCCGACCCCAACGTGCTGCACTTCCAGCTCATGGACCGCACCGGCGACCTCGCGGGCAACGCCACCCGCATCGCCGGCATGCCCGTGCTGATCCAACTGTCACGCATGCCACTGTGGCAGGACCTCAACCGCAGCACGCCATGGGTTGAAACGCCACCGGCACTGACATGGGCCGACTTCCACCAGCTTCACACGCCCGACCCGACCGAGCCGCCAGACCCCACGGCGCTCACCCTGTTCATTGGCAACATCACCACGGGCGGCACCATCACCCAGCGCGGCAACGGCACCTACCTGCTCGACCTGTACGCCAACAGCCTCACCGTGCGACTGAAACGCACCACGCAGCAGGGACCCACCGACTCGGCATTGCCCGACCTGCACTGGACCGGCGACGCGCGCGCACGCGTGGACGAAATCGGCCGCAGGATCAACGGGCTCGGCTGCCCGCCGCTCGACCCCGACAGCATCGACTACCTCAAGCAGTACGCGCCCTACCCCGCGCCATACGACCTCGACAGCATGCCAGACCTGTCCACCGTGCTCCACAAGCTCGCCGCCCCGTTGCCGGACGTGGCCCTGTGGTACGAGACCCACCAGCACGGCTCGGAACACCTCGCGGCACGCTACGCGGGCGACAAGGCAAGCATCACCCTGCACGGCGACGGCACCCTGAGCGTGGAGGGCGCGGGCATGGAGCAGAAGGCGCTCTACGCCTCGGACATCCGCATCAACGAAACCGACATGACGTTGCCCGACCCCGTGGCGCAGGTCACGTTGAAGACCCGCAAGGCCAAATGGGACGACAACGACCAGAAGGTGACATTCGAGGACGCGGAGGCGACCGTCACCGACCGAGGCCGTTTGCCCCAGAATCTCACCGAGACCATCGAGGCCGTAACGTTCGAGACCGACGCGGTGAGCGTGGACGAAAGCGGCGGACACTGGCCCGGCACCGTCTGGCAGCCAAGCGACGCGCAGCGCGACCAGTGGGCCGACTGGCTCGCCACGCAGACCCTCAAGCCGATACCCGAAGCGCCGACCATCTCCAGCAGGGACATCGACCTCGACCTGTACGAGCACACGTTGCAGCCGAGCGCGATCCTGCTGGCCTTCGCCTCCACCAGATACACGAAGCTCTTGGACGCGAACGGCTCGCCGGTCACGGCAGGCGCATGGCTCGCCATCGGCGGCACCCTCTCGTTCGCATGGGACGGCGACGAGCCGGACCTCAGCAACGAGCTGACCATCACCCCATTGCCCATGATCCCCAGCGAACTGAGCACATGGGCCGACCTCGACCCCATCGGTCTCCCGTGGACGGCCACGGTGTTCACATGGGGCGAATTCGGGCAGATCACATATTTCGAACAATAGGAAGGAAAACCATGGCAGACACCACACGGGCGGAGTTCAACCCGGCAGACATGCCCACCACGCCACGCCATCACATCAAATACCCCGGAGCCAACGACCTCGTGCGCTTCGCGTCCCAGCAGTTCCAGGCCATGGCCGAGAGCATCGACGACAACATCGACGATTTGCCCGCCGAAATCACCGCCAGAGTTGACGACGCGGCCACGCGCGCCGCAGCCAGCGCCACGGCCGCGCAGCAGGCGGCGGCAACGGCCGGCACGCTCGCGGACTCGAACATGGCCGCGAACATCAACAACAGCGACTCGCAGACAGCCGCCGCCTTGGACAAATGGCGCAACGCCGGCAACCGTTGGCATAACGCCGTCATCATCGGCGACAGCCTATGCAAGGGCTACTATTCCAGCGCGGAGCACGCCGGGCAGGGCATCGGCGACGTGATTTGCAAGAACTTGGGCATCGACACCGTGCAGAACATGGCCGTATCCGGCAGCGGCTTCACCGTCGGCGGCGACAACACGTTTGTGAAGCAGTGGAATCGTGTTTCAAACAAAAACAACGTGGACCTTGTGCTTGTCATCGGCGGCGTGAACGACAACAACACCGATTGCAGCGCGGCCGTCACGCAATTGCTGAACTCCATCAATACCTACGCGCCGAACGCCACCACATACGTGTTCCCAGTCGCTGGCGGCCGAGGCATGGGATTGCATGAGCACATCACCGCGCTCCACGCCATCTCGCTCGCCACAATCTCGCAAACGACGACCAAGAACCAGCGCGTGGTGCTCATGCAGGGCGTCCACAGGTGGGGGCAGATGATCGGCGATGGCGAGGCAGACGGTTACATCCACATGAAGCAGGCCGGATACCAGAAATGGGCATCGATCGCCACACGCCTGATGCTCAACGGTCAGAACACGTTCTGGCCGAACTTCAGCAGGGACCTATCAGTGAACAATCCAAGCGGCGACGCTTTGTTCGACCAGATTCAGCGCGCGCGCATCGTGGAATCGAACGGCACCATCACCCTGCAGATCACCGCGCACACGAAACGAGCAATCGACTCCGGCTATACCATCTTCAAAAAAGACAACTACTTCATGAGCAACATCCAGGGCAAATTCATCGGCCTCAACGTCGACGGGTGCGCGATCAGCGTCGAAGACGGAGGAATCAAAATGCAGATGGCGCAATTCCCGAGAGATCGATGGGTGCTTGTCGAGACCAGTTGGACAGCCGGAATGTGAGGACGGAATGGACACGGAATTATTAACGTTTGTGGTCGCTTTCATCGGCTCCGGCGCGGCGACGAGCATCGTGCAATGGGCATTGGCCCGCGCCGACCGCGACACACCGACCAAGGAAGGTGTGCGGGTGCTCCTGTTCTGCAAGCTGGAGCACATACAGGCAGCAATGGCGGCTAACGGCGGCGTGTGCGACATGGAAACCAAGCAGACCGCCGAGAAGATTTACCGCGCATACCACGCGTTGGGCGGCAACGGCGTCGGCACGCAGATGATCGAGGACATACGAAACGCGCACATCGCGAGAACGGAGGAACAACAGTGAACGTCAAATGGATAGGCTCTCCGAACCACTACCAGGGCCGCAACGGATACCAGGTCACTCACATCACGCTGCACATCATGGCAGGCTATCTTGCCGGCACCGACAGCGTATTCCTCAATGCGGCGTCTCAGGCAAGTGCGCACTACGGCATCGGGAGCACAGGCGAAATCCACCAATACGTAAGCGAGACCGATGGCAGTTGGAGCGATGCCAACTATGACAGCGACAACTCCACCATCAGCATCGAGCATGAAGGCGGCATAGCCTCCGCGCCATGCACGGACGCATGTGTGGAAGCATCGGCACGACTGTGCGCGGACATCGCACGAAGATACGGCTGGACGCACCTATGGCACGACGGGCTGAAAGGCAACGTCTGGATGCACAGGGAGATACCGGGCACGGACCACGCAGGCTGTCCAGATCGGGCGACCAATGGCCTGCCGGTGCAACAGGTTTTGGACAAGGCAAACGAACTCTTGAAAGGGGAGGATATGCCAACATCACAGGAAATCGCGGAAGCGGTATGGAATTTCGAGCAGAACGGCGTCAAATGCCGCGACCGGCTCCAGGGCGTTGATCAGCAATGCCAGGCGATGCCTGAGAAAGTCTGGTCGTTCAGCATCAAGAACGTGCAGGCGCGAGACCGCCTTTATGGTCTGGATGCTCTGCAGATGCCGCAATTGGCCGCGACCGTGGCCGCGCAGCAGGCGGCTATCGACACTTTGGCCAAAAGCGTGGGCGCCGACCCGACGACCATCGCCAACGCGGTGGAGCAAGCCGTGAAAAACAAACTGGAATCGTTGATCATCACCGTGGGGGAAACCAAATGAGCGACAGCAGCAACGAGCCGCAGCACGCGGCAATCACCGAAGACGCCGGTTACAAGCCGGTGTTCAACGACAAAGTGCGCACCGCCGTCTACATCGTCGGTCTGGTCTGCGTGATCGTAGGCACCGGCTTCACCGCCTTTGGCAATCCCGAAGTCGGCGACTGGGTAACCACCGTCGGCGGACTCATCGCCGCCGGCTTCGGAGTTGCCTATAATCCGCTCCGACTGGCAGGAAAATAGGCTAGGAGCCAAGCAGCACGGCATCGAACCCGGCACGTAACCGCGTGTCGGGCATTGCTACGTAGACTTGCGTGGTCTCGACGCTCGCGTGCCCCAGCAAACGGGCTACCAGGAACAGATCATGAGTGGCCGCGTAAGTGGCCGTGGCGTACCGGTGCCTCAACGAGTGCGCCGCGTACCCGTCCGGCAGCAGATGGCTGATGTGGTCACCGATGTAGGACTCCTCGACATGGCCGCCGAACCGGCCGGGGAACAGGTAGCCGTGCGCGTCCATGACGATGGTGGCCAGATCGTCCGGCATCGGCACGATGCGCTGCTTGTCTCCCTTGCCTCGCACGATCAGCGAACGGCCGATGCTGTCGGCCACGACGTCATCGCTGTGGACGCGCGCGATCTCGCCGCGCCGCAGGCCGCACTCGGCCGCAAATCGGATCATGAGCTTTTCCGATGGCGTGGCCTTCTCCATCGCGGCCGTAATGTACTGGTCCGGGCATGGCCGGGGATGCGCGTGGGGCTTCTTCACCCGCGGCACGTCCAGACTCGGCTCGTCGGCTCGCCGGCCGCTTTTGTGCAGCCAATGGAAAAACGACGAAATGGTGTTCCGGTACGCCTTGCGCGTTTCCGGTTTCCATTGCTGTCGCGCGAAGACCTGCACGATCTGCTCCGTGGTCACGTCTTCGGGACCTGATGGCATGAGCAGTGCCGCGAGATGCGCCATCTTGTATCGGCGGCTTTTGATTGTTTGTGCTGATAGGCCGGCCGCCTTGAGGGTGTCAATCCACCCTTCGATGCTTCTGCGCCATGGGACCGGTGCGCTGATCTTGTTTCTCATGATCCATCATGCACCCCATCATGCACCCCTGGCGTTAAGCGGTTAAAATGAGCTCGGATAAGCTCAGCAGTCCCATGGATTTGAACCTTGGACCTCTGGTATCCCCAGAGGTCCATGGTTCAAATCCATGCCCCGCTACTGATTGACCGCCGTTCCCATCATCCGGGGCGGCGGTTTTTGCATATTCCAATGCCTTTGCAGGCGTCAAATTCGGATCAGTCAAATCATTAAGGCTCACGCCGAGATAATCCGACACTTTTGCCATATCTGCAAAAGACCAAGGATAGCCGGGTTTAAGCATCCGCGAAAAAGACTGAGGGAATTTCCCAAGCACCGCCGCTACATCTTTCTTCGGGATTCGCCGCACAGAAATAATCATGTTGATATTAGTTATCGCTATATCGCCGGCAGCCACAGTTGATTACTTTTGCAACACGCCGAGAATTGCCAAACGTGCATATCAAGCTGTATGAATTAACATGTGATTTTAGTTAGTGATGACAGTGTTACGTCAGCAGTACGGAGACTACTGCGGCAAAATCATGTCAAACAGCGAGACCTTGCATCGTCCATAGGGATGCACGAACAAGTGCTTTCCAACAAGATGCACGGTTTGCGGCCATTTACGTTGCGCGATTTATCGCGTATTGCCGATTATTTCGATGTGAGTCTGGATTATCTGACCGGCCGCAGCGATTACACGAAACCATTGGAGGTGGCGTGATGGGGTCTCTGATTTTGTCTGTTGTCGCGTTGGTTGTTTCGATTGCCGCGCTTGTCTATTCGGAGTTTTAAATGTCTGGCTTCGGTGCTTTTATCGCGTCTTCCGGGTTGCGGTGGAATCGTCGGTGTGCGTTCCATCCCCGGACTCGTTCGGCAATCCGGTGTCGTGCCTGCCAGTCCTTGTCATTCCACCAGTCGTCTCGCATGTCGGCGGCCGGTATCGTCGCATACCCGCAATGCCGGAGCCTTGTTGGCGATTTTGTCCAATGCACGCATATTTCCGCGTCTTCTGGCAGCTCGTCCATTCCTTCGGGCGGCCATATCGCCAGTTTCACGTCTTCACCGTCGTTTGATATGCGTGGTATCAATGTGCGTTCGCCGATTCTCCACTGTTTCCCGCTGAGTTTTTCCCATTCGTATGCGCGGATTATGCAATTGTGGCCGAAGATTCTTACATCGAATCCGTCACCGTCACCGTCGTTGGTGAGCATGGCGAATCTCGGTTTACGCCCGCACCCATCGTCAATCGGAGGCGTGGCGTTCGGCACGGTGGTGACGATGTATGTGTTCATCCAGGATGCTTCAGGTCTGCGGCGAATCGTCCTGGCGAATGCGATGGCCGATCCCATAAGCGAGATGATCGCGATTATTTCGCTTAGCCCAATTTGCATATGTTCTTCCTTCCTTCGTCATCCAAGACGGCTGATGAATGTTACAATCGAAAGCCTACGACGGAGGAAGGGATTTGACCATTCAACAATGAGAAAGGGGAATGGAGGAGTGACGAAATGAACGAGAAACGGAAGGCGAAATGGGTCGCGCAGACCCACAGCCTCGAGAACATGGCCGACATGATGAACCGCGAGATGCGACGAAGGTTCCGGATCACGACGAACCGGTCGCTGGTGGACGGCGTTCTGGGCGACTTCGCGCTCGAGGACCTCGACAACAGCACGGAGTTCCGAACGCTCGCCTACCTCGACTACGAGGAGATGCGCGGCTACATGTACGGGATGCTGGAAAGCTACCGCCATTACAAGCCATTGATCATGAGGGCCATACATGCGTAAGTTCCTTCAGATCGTCGCGCTGGTGCTGATGTCCCCGTTCGTGTTACTCGTGCTCGGGATTACCATCTCCGTCGTCCGGTTGGGTGATTTCCTGTCCGACTGACGGCGTCCCATAACTGAATGCCATCGGCGTCGGTTCGACCGCAGGTTGCCGACGTGGCTGTTAAAGCATCCTGCCGCGCCTTGCTCAGCGCGTTACAAACACACCACGTGTGGCGTGGTGGTTGAAGCGTCCCTAGCGGGGAGGCGTGCGGGTTTACAGCTATGGGCGTGTGGCGTGTTCCCAGGGACGAAAGCGGCACCATCGGCTGGCCACGGCCAGCGCTGCGCGTCCAGACCTTCGTCGCGGCATTGCGCCGCTGACCACATGCGACGGCCTTGGCACCATGCCGAAATGCTTCACATGCGGGAACCCTTTGGAATTCATGAGGCCTTTTGGCTTCCTGTTTTCCGCTATAGGGTTCCCCGCTCTAACCTCCTTCCATCCGAAATCCACAAGACTTATCCACTCACCTACTCACAGATTGGGGACAACATCATGGGCTATGCAGTTGATTACATTTCTACCGAGGAACGCAAGCGCAGGAAGGTCAAGAAGAAGTATCGTCGTGAGCATGTGACCAGCAAGGCCATCCGTGCCAAGGACATGAAGAACGCGGTGAAATGGAATCTTCCGAAGCTGGAGTATGACACCACCGGCACGGACACCGTGGAGCGTTCCATCGTCATCAGGATTTTGAAGCTGGATCGCATCAGCCCGACGACCGACGCGGACGGCGACCATGCCATGCAGCAGTTGATTAGCGAGGGCATCGTGCTCAAGCCGAAGCGTGTGGGTGGCCGTCGTGTCTTCGACCGCGCCGACCTGCTCCAGTCGTTGAAGGCGTGGGCCCGCTGATGGTGGTGATGCAGGTGTGGTTGACCACCAAGGAAGCGGCGGAGTATTTGGGCGTGAGCGACAAGCAGTTGCGCAGGTGGAGGCAGGCCAAGGGCGCGGGCCCTGTGTTCGTCCGCTATTCCGCCCGCACCGTCCGCTATCCGCTGGCAGGGCTGGAAAGGTTCAGGCGTGAGCATGCCGCGCGTTGACCATCGACTCAGGGTGCCGCCAGCCATCAGCGCGGAGGTGGTGGCGAGGTACGGCAACGACTGTTGGCTGGCCATGCCGGGATGCACCAAGGTCGGGGACACGTCCGACCACATCGTGCCCCACGTGTTCGGCGGGCCCACCATCGTCAAGAACCTGCGCCGCGCGTGCAGGCACTGCAACGGATTGAGGCGTGAGCGGATACTGTCGGGTTGGCCCAGCGTGATCCACGCGGTGATAGGCCCGCCGTGCGCTGGCAAGACCACGTGGGTGATGGAGCACATGAAGCCGGACGACATCATCGTGGACTACGACCAGATAGCCAAGGCGCTCATGCCCGGCATGGACGCAGGCCAGCCAGTGCCCGACGCGGTGAGGGAACTCACGGCCGGCGCGTGGCAGGGAGCCTACCGCAACGCGGTGACGCTGGCCAAGCCCGTTGGCCTGTGGCTGGTCAAGGTGCTGCCCGGCACCCAGCGCAGTCCCCGCCTGTTGGACGAGTGGCTGGCCTTGGACTACGACATCCATGTGTGTGATCCGGGCAAGGCCACGGTGACTCACAGGCTGGAGGAGATGAAGGCGGGAAGGCGTGAGCTCGCGGCGTTGCGCCAGTGGTATCGCAGCGGCATCACCCAGGCTGGCATAGACTCAAGGCAGAAGGCCAGAAGGGCAAGGCTCACGGCCTTGGGACTGCGAGACGACGAA